GAGGTGCGCAAGACGCGCCCGAGGCTGAACCTGCCGTTTAAGTGCTACATCTACCAGACGGGGCAGGGCGGGGTTATCGGCGAGTTTGTGTGCGATGACATCTTTGAGCGAATCGTGCAGGTAGGGACGAGCTGTGAGACGCCGAAGTATTGCCTTTGCGACTGGAACATGGACTGCACACCGCTTGATAGGATTCTTTCGGACGCTTGCTTGACGCTGGACGAGCTGGAAAAGTATCTGGACGGCGGCGCAGGCTACGGCTGGCACATCTCCAACCTCAAGATTTACGATACGCCGCGAGAACTTAGCGAGTTTGAACGACCTTATGAGTGTGATGGATGCGATGCGAAATGGGCGAGCGAATGCAATGCTTGCTACGATAATGGTAAACTCAAGCGCCCGCCTCAGAGCTGGTGCTATGTGGAGGAATTGCCGTGAAGAAGCCGAGAAGGCAATGAAAGGAGAAACTGAAAAATGAAAAAACGAATGGCTTTGCTTCTGGCGGCGGTTGTGCTTATTTGCAGCCTCGCAGGATGCATGACGAGGGAAGCGGACAAGGTAAACCACAACATGAATGTCGCGGCGGATAATTTCAGCTGCGAGCGCCGGATCACGGTCTACAATGCGAGAACCGACAAGATCATTCTCTACGCCGAGGGATATATGTCCATCAGCAACAACTCTTCTTCTGAGCTGGTCGTGACGTGCAAGGTCGGCGCAAACGAGTACAAGAAGAATTACATTTACCTCAACGACTACACGCTCTACGTGGTCGAAGACATCACCGGCACACACGCCGACCCGTACCATTATTTGATCGAGTTCCACACCGAGTTCCCGGTAAACGTGGATGTCAAGCCGTAGGAGGGCAAGAAGGATGGCTAAGTTTATAACCAAAGCGCAATTTGCCAAGCTCTCGTACGCACAGTTATTCGACTACGATGAGTACTTGAGACTTTTAGCAGAGATTGCAGGGATAGAATCCCGGCCAACCACGGAGTACAACCACTACGACGAAAATGGCGATTTTATTGGCAGCAGCGCGGACACAGATATTTCCGATTTGTTGGAAGCGGCTGGCGTGGAGGTGCGGGACGATGGCTGAACTGAAACCGTGCCCGTTCTGTGGCGGTGAAGTTAGTCTTGTTCTGTGCGATGACGAAGGGAATCTACATGATGAAGCATATAGAGAACATCCCTATAGTGGACTTGGCTTTATGCTTCACCACGCTCATGAGGAAAATCCGGGATGCCCGATTGCAAGCTATGAGTGCGATGGCGGGATTTTAGGTGGTGTGTATATTTATGACATAGAAGAACAAGCCACTGAAGCATGGAACAAGAGGGATGAAAATTATGATGAAGGTGCATTTTGGTAATACGGCAAGTTGATATGCGTCAACTATTGAGGCATGGAACAGGAGGGTAAATGATGGATGATTATATCCGGCGCGAGGATGCACTATTTGCGTTACGGAAAGCCGAACGCGGTGGAAGCATGACGGCACTAACACGGTTGGAACGCGCATATGCCGAAATTCGGGAAATGCCCGCCGCCGACGTTGCGGAGGTTGTGCATGGGCGGTGGATTAAAGAAGATTTTCTTTCCGATGATGTAAACAACGCTGAAAAATGTAGTCAGTGCGGCGAACTGATTGGATGGTTCGGGAATCTGCCGAACTACTGCCCCAACTGCGGGGCGAAGATGGATGGAGGTGAAGATTGTGCGGTTAGTTGATTTAGATGCAGTAATTGATTGTATCGAAATGGAGTGGGGATACGAGGGGATACGTGAGGACTTATACAGTCTGCCAGTCGTAGACGCTGTGCCGGTGGTTCACGCGAAGTGGATTCCGTTCCATAGCGAAGCGGCAGGAGATATCCAGTATTGCTCGGCGTGCGACATCGGATTTGACGCGCGAATGGATTACTGCCCGCACTGCGGGGCACGCATGGACGGCTGGATGGAGGATTTGACGGATGCGACCAGTTGACGCGGATGCAATATACAACAAGGCGCTGGAAAACCACCAAAAAGGTGAAATCGAAGACTGGGAGTTTGACTCGATCATCAATTATTTGGATGGGGCACCTACCCTTAACGTCGAAACGAATATGCGCTGCAAGGACTGCAAGCACTGGAAAAGGCACACCGGCGTTGTAGACAGTCCAAACGGGCATTGCTTTGCTCTAGAGACATGCACAAACGGGATGGACTTTTGCAGCTACGGCGAGTATCAGACAAATACAGGAGGTAGCAATAATGTGTCTGATTGATGCGAACCGGCTATACGACGCAGCAGAAGAAAAGTACATGGAAGATCGGAGCAAAACCGAGAATGTTATCACGCGCGTAATGTTGAGCCAAGCGCGACAGAAAATTCAGGAGCTGATTGCATATGCACCCTCGGTAGACGCTGAACCGGTCGTGCGTTGCCAAGATTGCAAGAATTTCCGTCGGAATGAAGAAAATGACCCGTACTGCGCAGATCGGAGAGGGCTTTCAGACCCGGAGCCTGACGGGTATTGCAGCTACGGAGAACAGAGGGAAGAATGAACACACATATTACAAACATCAAGGGCGACTGGCAGGAGATTCAAGACGCTTCGGGATATAGTGTCAACCGAGATGGACAAATCAGAAACGATAAGACTGGTAAGATTCTGAAACCGTTTGGCAGCAGAGGGAAATATCTGGGCGTTGGGCTAGGAAGAGCTGGGTACCGAAGAGTACATCGTATTGTAGCTGAAACGTTCATTCCAAACCCGGAGAACAAGCCGCAAGTCAACCATATCGACGGAGACAAGGCGAATAATAGAGTTGAGAACCTAGAATGGTGCACTTTGAGCGAAAACCAGCGGCACCGTTTCGATGTTCTTGATAAGCATTTTTCAAAGGAAAAAATGGAGGCCATAACAGAACTTGCAGCTATCAAAAATCGCAAGAAGGTCCGCTGCGATGATACTGGCGAAATTTATTCCAGCATTATGGCGGCAAGTGTAGCAACCGGAATCAGCCGTGCGAATATCTCAAATTGCGCACATGGGCGGTATAAACAGGCTTGCGGGCAGCATTGGAGTTTTGTATAGGAGGGAATTTTGAGGACAGAAATCATCAAAGTAAAAGGAGACTGGCAAGAAGTTGTAAACGATTGCCGGGCAACTGTAAAAAAGCCGCCTCTTGGGCGCGAACCGAGTGCTGAATGGAAAAGGGCAATCCTAATCGCAGAGCATGACCCAATCCGAGATATTATCATCAAATTTCGATGGAAAGATATTAAATATTGGGTCGCCATGCACTGGAAGACACATATTTGGAGAAGCCGGGTTGATTCCCAGAGAAACGACAGGCAATCGAAGTACGACCGCAATAAGGCACCTCAGGACGCTAGGGTTGATTTTATTGGGGACCCAAATATTCAAAATCTGATTGATACCATGCGCAAGCGGTTATGCAGTCAGGCAGACCCGGAGACGCGCGCGTATGCCGAGGATTTCAAAACAGCTCTGCATGAGGTACAGCCGGAGATCTCGGACGTTCTGGTACCTAACTGCGTTTATCGGTGCGGCTGCCCGGAAATGCAGACGTGCGGGATGTACGAATGGTGGCTGAAGTTTCACCCGGACATTGCAAGCACGGACATTCAGAAGCGGTATAACACTTACAACGAACTGTTTTGGAAAGTGAGGGCGAAGCGTGAATAGAACGGAAACAAGATCCTTTTTGGCTAGGACTCTCCAAGAGATGGCGAAGTTTGCAGGAAGCGGAGAAAAGACATTTGCAGAAATGACAACCGCCACAATTACACTGCTGCACGGAGAAGTAAGGTCGCTTAGTAAAGATGTAGATATACTGCGCCGAGAGATCCGGGAATTGGAGGAAAAAATAAAGGGTGGTTCAAATGGGAACGATTCTGGCGATTGATCCCGGCAACATTCAATCCGGCTATGTGCTGGTGGAGCACGACGGGCAGGAAATCCGGAAGGTGCTGGACGTTGGGAAAGTTCCGAACGGGAAGATATTCCCCGTTCTCTGCCGAGAGTATCAGCATCTGGCAATCGAAATGGTTGCCGGAATGGGAATGCCAGTCGGTCAGGAGGTGTTCGACACCTGCTTCTGGATTGGGCGGTTCTGGGAGTACGCCGAGCTTTACTGGCAGGGGTACCAGATACAGAAGATCTTCCGCCGGGAAGAAAAGCTTTACCTTTGCGGCAGAGCGTCGGCGAAGGATGCGAACATCAGGCAAGCCCTCGTCGACCGCTATGCGCCCGGTCAGCCGAATTATGGGAAAGGAACAAAGAAGAACCCAGGTTTCTTTTACGGGTTCGCAGCCGACATGTGGGCGGCTATGGCGGTAGCAACAACGTATTTTGACAAGTACATAAGGGGGGTTAAACTGTGAAAGATTTCCTTGTGATCTTCTTCGCCACGGTGCTGGTTATTGCCGTGAGCATGCTTTGCTACAAGATCTGGTTTGACTGGATAGTAGGGCTTGACGCGCCGGGCTGGTTTAAATTTATGCTGATTGCGTAGGAGGGAATATGAGTACAATGAACGATCTGGCGAAGCGGATCAGAAGCAGCAACGCGGCATACCTGAACGCAGGAATGGAAGCGGGGATGCAGAAAGCGATCGATCTGCTATTCGTTGCGGCGTATGAACTCGGGATGCTCAAAAGCCCTTCAAAAGCGAAACAGTTATTCGATAAGATGCGCGAACTCGAGAAGGAATACGGCGTGGCATGGCTGGGCAAGAAGGAATCCGACGATGCAATTCACCGGCTGGACTCGAGCCTTAAGAAGCTCTGCGGTCCGTTCTTTCAGCCGTTTTTCGAACGGAACGATACAATTAAGGATTGGTGGGACAAATGAAAATTGTTTTAGATCTGTTGGCGATCATGCCCACAAGGGCGCATGAATATGACGCGGGGCTTGACCTGTATTCGGCGAGCGACGACGTTTACATCTACCCCGGCGGAAGCGAATTGTTTGATACAGGCGTGCATGTCCAGCTGCCAAAAAACACCGTGGGATTGCTCAAGAGCAAAAGCGGTCTGAACGTCAAACATGGAATTACAAGCGAAGGGGTCATCGACGTCGGCTACACTGGAAGCATCATGGTCAAGCTCTACAACCACGGAAGCAAGCCTTACAAGGTCTGTAGGGGCGATAAGATCTCGCAGCTTGTTATACTGCCCTGCATCCTGCCGGAGCTGGAAGTGGTCAGCTCGCTCGAGGAGACGGAACGCGGGAAAAATGGGTTCGGGAGTTCGGGGAGATAGGAGGTTGATGTGGTGAGCAAACCGCGCTATGGGTGGTGGGGATACGCAAAATGGATGGTACGAAGCTACAAGGGCGGTACGCTTATGACGCGCGAGGAAATCGACGCGGTAGATGCTGCTGTCGAGGAAACAAAGCAGCTTTCCGATGGTGCGGAACGGTTGAAGCTTATTGATTTGGTCCTTTGGAAGCGCACACACACCTTACAGGGCGCTGCTATGGTGGTATATGTTTCGGAGCGTACAGCTCAGGAATGGCATAGGCAGTTTATCTACTTAGTAGCAGAAAAACGTGGTTTATATCAAAAGTTTGCGTAAGAGAGCCTTAAACATAGTGTATCGTTGAGAGCGTAGAGGTGCATCCTCTGCGCTTTCATCCTTCTTACGGCTACGCAGCGTACTGCGGAACCTCCTTTTTCTTAGCTCCACCGGAAACCGCAATCCGGTGGAGCGTGAAAAGGAAGATTGGAAGGGTGAATAAGGAGGGATGAAATGGAAGTAAAGAGCTTGAAATTAGATAGCATTACGCCTTATGGGAAGAATGCAAAGAAACACGATAAACGGCAGATCAACAACGTTGCGGAGAGCATCAAGCAGTACGGCTTTGTTCAGCCGATTGTAGTTGACCGGGGCGGTGTGATTGTAATCGGTCATTGCCGCGCTCTGGCGGCAAAGAAGCTTGGCATGGAAGAAGTGCCTTGCGTTTGCGTGGATGATCTGACACCGGAGCAGGTGAACGCCCTGCGGCTGGTAGATAACAAAAGCAACGAGAGCGACTGGGACTTTGACCTGCTGGCGGTGGAACTGCCGGGGCTTGACCTGTCGGCTTTTGACTTTGACTGGGGACTTCGCGACGAGCTGAACGATTCCGTTGTGGAGGATGATTATGACCCTGTTCTTCCAGCAGAGCCTAAGAGCAGACTTGGCGATGTATATCAGCTTGGGGATCATCGCCTTATGTGCGGGGATAGTACGTCCCTGGCGGATGTACAAAAGCTCGTGGGGGGGGCACAGATGGACTTGCTTCTCACGGACCCGCCGTACAATGTGGACTATCAGGGCACCGCCGGTAAAATCAAAAACGACAACATGGAAGATACAGCATTCAGACGCTTTCTGACGGATGCGTTTTCTAATGCAGCGATGGTCATGAAACCGGGTGCACCGTTCCATATCTGGCACGCTGACAGTGAGGGGTATAACTTCCGTGGCGCGTGTAAAGACGCGATGCTGCGCGTCAGGCAGTGCCTGATCTGGGTGAAGAACTCCCTTGTGATGGGGAGACAGGATTTCCAGTGGAAGCATGAACCTTGCCTCTATGGCGAGAGCGAAATCGAAGAGGAAGGGCATGAACCGTGCCTTTACGGATGGACGGAAGGCAAGAAGCATTACTTCTTCAAAAACCGAAAGCAGACAACGGTGCTTAATTTTGATAAGCCGGTAAAGTCTGCAGAGCATCCGACTATGAAGCCGATTAAGCTGTTTGATTACCAGATGCAGTGTTCCAGCAAGCCGGGAGAGAATGTTCTTGACCTGTTCGCTGGCTCTGGCACAACGATCATGGCAGCAGAACAGAACGGGAGACACGCGTACTGCATGGAGTTTGACCCGAAGTATGCCGATGTAATCATTGATCGTTGGGAGAAGTTCACAGGAGAAAAGGCGGTGCTTCTGAGTGACGATTGAAGAAGCACAGGGAATTATTGACAAAACAGACAGCCCGTATTTGAAGCGGGACATGGAGAAGTTTATCAAACGCCAGAGGAGAAAGGGGGGCGCGTATGGCACGACCAAAAAAGGAAATAGACCAGAAGCAGTTCGAGGCACTGTGCGGGCTTCAATGTACCCTTCTGGAAATCTGCGGCGCGCTTGATGTAAGCGATAAAACCTTAGACGGATGGTGTAAGAGAACTTATGGGGAGCATTTCTCCGAAGTATTCGCAAAAAAGAGGGGTAAAGGGAAAATATCACTGCGAAGAATGCAGTGGAGGCTTGCTGAAAAGAATGCGTCTATGGCTATCTGGCTCGGGAAACAGTACCTCGATCAGAAAGACGTTGTGGAGCAAAACATCAACACAGAGTGCGTCAAGGTGATACTTGATGTCTGACATCCGCCTGTCTGAAAAAATAGGCTCTGCGTTCTACGGTGTGGCGCGTGACGTGTTTCAGCACGGTCACACGCACTACGATTTTAGTGGCGGGCGTGGGTCGTTGAAGTCCTCCACTGTGTCTGTACTCGTTCCCCTGCTGCTGATAAACAACCCAAACACACACGCGCTTGTGCTGCGAAAGGTTGCGAATACCATACGCGATAGCGTTTATGCGCAGTACATATGGGCAATCGGTGAGCTTGGCATGGCGGCATATTGGGAAGCAAAGGTTTCCCCGATGGAGCTGATTTATAAACCTACAGGCCAGAAGATTATGTTCCGTGGTGCGGACGACCCAATGAAAATCAAGTCCATTAAAGTGCCGTTTGGTTATATCGCTGTTACGCACTTTGAGGAAAAAGACCAGTTTGCCGGTCGTGCCGAAATACGAACGATTTTGCAGTCGACAATGCGCGGCGGCTCTAAGTTCTGGAACTTTGAAAGCTATAACCCGCCGATCAGCCGGGATAACTGGGCAAACAAAGACAGCTTGGAAGAACGCGCGGACAGGCTGTGCCATAAGTCAACGTATCTTGAAGCACCGCCAGAGTGGCTGGGGCAGCAGTTTATTGACGAGGCTGAACACCTGAAAGCCACTGACGAGCGGGCGTATCAGCATGAATACCTCGGTATCCCGGTCGGCACTGGCGGCAATGTGTTTGACAGGCTTGAACTTCGGGAGATCACGGACGAAGAAGTTTCCAGATTCGATAAAATCTATCAGGGCGTGGATTTCGGATGGTTCCCAGACCCATTTGCATTTATCCGGCTGCATTACGACAAGGCAAGGGAAACAATTTACCTGCTTGACGAGATATACCAGAATAAGCTTTCAAACGAGCAGAGCGCGACGATAATAAAACAGCGCGGATATGGCAATGTGCGCGTCATCTGTGACAGCGCGGAGCCAAAGAGCGTGGCTGACCTACGGGCAATGGGATTGCCTGCGTATGAGGCGGTCAAGGGACCCGGCTCGGTCGAATACGGTATGAAGTTCTTGCAGAGAAGAACGATTGTCATTGATAGAAAGCGAACGCCACATGCCTACGATGAGTTCGTGGGCTACGAATATGAAAGAAACAAAGACGGCGATATTATCAGCGGATACCCGGACGCGAACAATCATCTGATTGACGCGACGCGGTACGCCTTAGAGCCTGTGAGCCGTAGAATGGGAGTTATTGCATGACGGTTATCGATAAATTAAAGGAACTCGGGTATACGACAATCCCAGAGGAATTCTATACATACGTGTCCCTTTGGAAGTCGTGGTACGTCGGCAAAGTCAAGGGGTTCCATCAGTACCGGAGATATAACGGACATAAGTGGACAAAGTGCAATCGTGCAAGCCTCGGCATGGCGAAAAAGGTTTGTGAGGACTGGGCGAACCTTTTGATGAATGAGAAAGTCCAGATAACACTTGAGGGGCAGAAAGAACAGGCGTTCGTTGATAGCGTCCTGACGGCGAACAACTTCACGGTCAAGGCAAGCGAAATGCAGGAAATGAAGTCCGCGCTTGGGACTGTGGCTTACATCCCCCGTGTTATTGGGCAGGCTATCAACGGAAGCGGCGAGGCCGTGCCTGGGGATGTTTCCGGTATCGCGCTGGATTACGTTACGATTGAGCACATTTTCCCTCTGGCGTGGCAGAATGGCTTTATTTCGGAGTGTGCTTTTGACAGCGTGGTCACACGGGCTGGAAAAAACTATCTGTATTTGCAGATTCACCGGAAAGACGAAAACGGACTTTACGTCATCGAGAACAGCATTTACCGATACGAAAACGAAACGCTTGCCGACGCACTGCTTACAGATGTCCCGGGCTTCGAGAGAATCCCACCGGTCGTACATACAGGAAGTGACAAGCGGCAGTTCGTCATCGACAGACCAAACATCGCAAACAATCTTGACTATCTGCTTCCAGTCGGTATTCCTGTGTACGCAAACGCGATTGATGTTCTGCGCGGCGTTGACTGTGCCTATGACTGCTACGTCAACGAGTTCGAAAACGGTCCGATGATGATGATGGTCAAAATGCCCGCTACAAGGTGGGAAGACGATGAACCGACGCTTGATGACAACGACCGGCGTTTCTATCTGCTTCCGGAGGACACGCAGCAAGGGAACGTTGTAGAGACAATTTCTCCGACGCTGAGAACCGAGCAGCTGAATGTAGGACTTCAAGACCAACTGAACGTACTGTCCAGTAAGTGCGGCTTCGGCGAGACCTATTACCGTTTCGACGGCGGAAGCGTTGCGACGGCAACGCAAGTTATCAGCGAAAACTCCACCATGTTCCGCACCATTAAGAAACATGAAATTGTGCTGGAACAAGCGCTAGTGGAGCTGTGCCGTATTCTGCTTCGGTTGGGAAACACAGCTATGAACGCCGGGCTGAATGAAGACGTGGAAATCTCTATAGATTTCGATGACAGCATCATAGAGGATAAAGCTACTGATTTCTCCCGCGATATGCAGCTTCTCAGCGCAGGCATTATGAACGACTGGGAGTTCCGCATGAAGTGGATGAATGAGGACGAGGCGACCGCAAAGGCGGCGCTGCCGAAGGCGCAGGACATGGTAACCGAGGAAGAAACGGAGGTCGAGTAATGGGATTTGGAGAAAACACTGGGACTTTTGGGGTTGTGAAAGATGAGCCGGTATCCATTTACCCCAGAACTACTTGATGCGCTCCCAGAGGATCTGGCAGAACTGTTCCGAGGATTGGAAGATACGCTTCTCGATGAAATATGCAGTAGGCTTGCGCTGAAAGACCAGCTGAACGAAGTAACAGTCCAGGCAATCCGGGCGCTTCGGTCACATGGCATTGATACAAAAGAGATCGAGCGGGCGATCCGGAAAACATCCGGTATCAGCGAGCAAAAGCTCAAAGAACTGTTTGATGACGTTATCGCCAGAAATCAGAAGTATTATACCGATGTCATTGACATGGCGGGGCTGACGCAGCCGGAAACCCTGGTTGACGCGGCCGTGATCGAAGCAATTCGGGCTCAGACACTCGACGAATTCCATAATATCACGCAGTCTATGGGATTCTTGGTAGACAATGGGCGGACGATGCTTCCGCCGGCGAAGGCCTATCAATGGGCGTTGGACTCTGCGGCGCTGCAAATCCAGACCGGCGCGATCAGTTACAACCAGGCAATTAAGTCCGCAGTTCAGCAGCTGGCAAGCAGCGGCCTGAAAACTGTGAGCTATGAGAGCGGGCATGTGGACCAGATCGATGTAGCGGCGCGACGCGCAGTCATGACTGGCGTGAACCAGATCTGCGACAAGTACACGAACCAGTCGGCAGAATTTTTAGATACAAGACATTTTGAAATTTCCGCGCACTCCGGCGCGCGCGATAAGCCCGGACCGTCGCCGTGGTCAAGCCACAAGGACTGGCAAGGGAAAGTCTATTACCAGAGCGAAAGCGGCGAACCTGACCCGCTTGGCCTTTACGATGACCTTGTGGAGACTACCGGCTATGGATATGTTGATGGCCTGAACGGAGCCAACTGCCGGCACCACAAATATCCGTTCATCCCCGGCGTTTCCGAGCGGACTTACACAGATGAGCAGCTAAAGCATATCGATGATGGGCTTGGCTGCGAGTTCGACGAGAAGAAGTATACTGCCTATGAAGCAACGCAGATGCAGCGGAGGATTGAACGGCAGATCCGCGCACAGAAGAGACTGAAAGATGGCTACGAGAAGAGCGGGCTTTCCGAGGAAGCGCAGGCTGCGAACATCAAGCTCCGGCGGCTGAATGCGAAGTATAAGGATTTCAGCGAAGCGGCAGGGCTTCCAGAGCAAAAGGAAAGATTGAAGGTATTGTACGATGATGCAAAGAATGAAACCGCCGTGCAGGCGCTAAAAGCGCGGCGAGCTGCGGAAGCTCCTATCAGGCAGGCAATCAAAAATGGAGAATATCCATTGATGATCAATCCGGAAAAACAAGCGCGGCATATGGCGGGGACGGCAATCGAAGGCAGAAGCGTTATTACCATTTCTCTCGAAGAACTGCAATCCACCATCACGGCGAAAGCTGGGAGTGGACGGGTAAATATGACAAAAGACTTATCTCAATGGAAACACACTGAAATTGTTGATGCCGGGCGTGAAATTGGCTATACGGTAAACAAAAAAGGTGATATAATTGCTGCGAGAAGTATGAAAATACATTATAGCAGCACAGGCACACATGCCGTTCCGTTCTCAGGGAGGTGGAAGAAATGAAAATCGATGATCCTGAAATCTATTTTGGAAAGAAAATCAAAGTCTTTTCGGACGGAATTGTGACCGTCGGTGAACTTTTCGGATACGACTACGATTACGATGATGACGGGAACGAATTTCTGGAATTTGATGTCGAAAATGAGCAAGGCTCCTTAATCGGATTCTCCGAGAATGAAATTGACCGCATCGAGGTGCTCACATGATCGACGAAAAACTGAAAACCGCCATCGAGCGGGCGCTTGCGTCCGGTTTCCGTGTGGAACTCCTGCGGGATAAGGACGGGAACATCATTGTGCAGACGATCCAGCGAAAACGGCTGAAAACTGAATAAATTCCCACGGCGTAAATGTTCGCCGGGATGGGCTGAATGAAGCCAGTTGACTACGATTTGTGGTCAGCTGGCTCTTTTTATTTATCAACACTGACCGACAGGTCGTTAAACAAGGAGATTTTTATGACAGAAGAAACCAACGTGCAGGGCACGGAAAACACTGCGCAAGAGCAGGAAAAGACGTTCACGCAGGCCGACGTTGACAAGATGATTCAGTCGAGACTTGACAGAGAACGGAAGAAATACCCCAGCGAGGAAGAGATCACCGCATACCGGACATGGAAAGACAGCCAGCAGACCGAACAAGAACGGCAGGCAAAGCAGGCAAAAGACCTTGCGGACAGTAAGGCGGCACTGACTGCATTGCAGGCTGAAGCCGAACAGCTCAAACGGGACAAATACGTCCTGAGCAAGGGCTTGAGCGGCGAGGACGCTGAGTTTATCGCATTCAAGGCTGCAAAGATGGTCACCGACAAGATCACGTTCGAGCAGGCAGTTGATGAGCTCACAGTGAACCGCAAGAAGGCGACGTTCGACTGGACAGCACCGGCAGGCGGTGGAACCAAAGAAACAAACATGAACAGCACGATGAACGCCCTGATTCGGGGCGCTCTGAAATAACGAAAGGAGAATCATATGCCGAATATTATTGACAGAAATGCACTTTCCGGGCTTATCCCGGAACCCGTAACCCGTGAGATCATGCAGGGCGCTATCGCGGAATCCGCAGTCCTTCGCATGGGTAAGAGACTGGCGAATATGTCCAGCAAGACGCAGACCATCAACGTCCTCGACGCGCTTCCCTCTGCGTACTTCGTCAACGGCGAAGCAACCGATACCGGAGCCGGTGAGGCATTCAAGCAGACCACCAAGATGGCGTGGGACAAGAAGAAGCTGTATGCCGAGGAAATCGCGGTTATCGTCCCCATTCCCGAGGCTGCTCTCGATGATGCGGATTATGACATTTGGGGCGAGGTCAAGCCCCGTCTGACCGAGGCTTTCGGCAAGGTCATTGACGCGGCAATCTTGTTCGGCACGAACAAGCCGAGCACTTGGCGCACTGGCGTTGTTCCTTCGGCCATCGCTGCCGGTAACGGCGTACCCGTCGGCACAAGCGTCTTTGACGACATCATGGGCGAGAACGGCCTGATCGCGAAGGTCGAGCTTGACGGCTTCAACCCGAACGGCGTTATGTCCGCTATCCAGATGCGCGGCAAGCTGCGCGGGCTGAAGGACACGACCGGGCAGCCCATCTTCAAGTCCGATATGCAGGGCGCAACGCGCTATGGTCTGGATGGTATGGATATGTACTTCCCGATGAACGGCGCATTTGACCCGGCACAGGCACAGATGATCGTCGGCGACTGGACGCAGCTGGTGTACGCCATCCGCCAGGACATGACATTTAAGATTTTCACCGAGGGTGTCATTCAGGACCCGAGCACGAAGGCTATCACCTACAACCTCATGCAGAACGATATGGTCGCTCTCCGTGCGGTCATGCGTCTCGGTTGGGAAATCGCAAACCCGGTCAACGCGTACAACGTTGACATTGCCAACCCGTTCCCGTTCTCTGTTTATGGAAAGGCTGGCACAGTATCTACGGTGACTGTATCCCCTGCTACTGCAACCGTGAAGAAGGGAGCGAGCAAGGCGTTCTCCGCTTCCGTCACAGGTGAAGGTATTGTGAGCAGCGATGTCGAGTGGAGCCAGAACGGCGCGAAGTCTTCCATTTCGGAAAACGGTATCCTGACGGTCGCTTCCAATGAGACATCTACGAGCATTACCGTTACCGCAAAGTCCAAGCAGGACAGCACGAAGACCGGAACGGCCACTGTGACGGTAGGTTCGTAACTGAAAGGAGCTGGCGCAATGATATACGCCGATTATGAGTACTACTGCGATATCTACAAGGGAACGGTAGACGCTGACAGCTTTTGCAGGTTGGCGACACGCGCCAGTTCCTTCCTTGACTACTACACGCAAAACCGAGCAAAGGATTTTGCAGAGCTGGATGCTGTAAAAATGTGCTGCTGTGCCTTAGTTGACCAGTATATGCTGATCGACACGGCACAGGAGCTTGCCAGAAAGAATGTGTCCGCCGGGCTTGCATCTGACGAAGGAGAATTGCAGAGCGAGACTGTAGGCGGCTATTCCAGGACGCTTCGCAGCGGCGGTGATTCTTCCGTAGCTGCATTGAAAGCGGCTTCGGAGGTGAAGAAAGATCTTGCAAGCGTAGCGCGCGAATATCTAGCCCATACCGGGCTTCTCTACAGAGGCAGGTGTTTTGCATGTACGCCCCCCACACCGTAACCATCTACAACGTCACGCAGGAGCAAGACCAGAATTTTAATGACACGCAGAAGCGCTATATCACAGTAATTCGCGGCGTAATGCTCCAAGCGTCGAAAGCTGCCAATGTCCGCGCGAGCGGGCTTGAAGGCGCAGATGCGGTGAATCTGTACATTCCGTTTTCCTCGCCAGCCGTAGACGGCGTGACAGGCGCGGTGAAGCGCTATGTCGGACCGCAAGAATTCTGGCGTGCAACTGATAAAAGCAAGATCTGGACGTTATCCACGGACGGTAACGGCGGCACGACCTTCTTTGCGAAGGGTGAAGTAGTCGAACCGGACAAGACGGAAGAACAGATTGAGATGCTTTACGACGATGTGTACAAAGTGACAAAGGTGGACATGAAGGACTTCGGCAGTCCTTCCATGCGGCACTGGCAGGTCGGAGGCACGTGATGCTGAAATTCAGTGTAAAAGCCGACGGCTTTGACGAGCTTCAGGAGGCTATAGCACGGGCTTGCACAAAAGCCGAACACATTGTTGCTGTACAGGCAGAGAAGGATACAAGCCCGTATGTGCCGTTTTTGACCGGCTCTCTTGACCAGAGAACACTTGTTGACGGTAATGCGATCATCTATCCTGGACCGTATGCAAGATTCCTGTATTACGGGAAAGTCATGGTTGACCCGGAAACTGGAAGCACATACGCGCCAAAGGGCGGGACGAAGGTTCTGACAGACAAAAACCTTGTGTTCACGACATCCGGACACGCGCAGGCACAATCACACTGGTTCGAGGCTTCAAAGGCTGAGAACCTTGACAAATGGATTCGAGTTGCAGATAAGGCGGTGAAAAATGGGCTCTGAAAAAGAAAAAAAGCTTGTTTCTTCCGAGGAAGAACAGGACATATCAAGAAAAATGATGGTCTGGGTAAACTCGTTCTCGGATGAAGACCTCCCGGTTGCAGCTATCAATTATGAGTTCCTCGCCGCCGATTCTGCAAGCGTGGCTCTGTCCGTGATTCCAGGCACATACATCACACAGAAATACATCTTGGGCGGGCATGAAGCAGAATACCAGTTCAAAATTATCGCCCGTATCTTCCCAGGCAGCAGCAACGATAAGCGCCTGAAAGCGGACGCAGTGCTGAACCGATTCGGAGACTGGGCGATGCAGAATTATCCGTCTTTGGGCGATGGAATCCGCGTCCGGCGCATGGATGTATCCAGCCGCGCGGCGTTACTTTACCCATACAAGGACGGTTCGGAAGACCATCAAATCTTAATGAAGATGAAATATGAGGTGATATAAATGGCAGAAACTACTTTTAACACCACGAGCGGCCAGCCGGTAGACAGAGAATTACTCATCGCGTACCTGAACACGGGTTCCGCGACTGCGCCGGTTTGGTCGCCTTTTGGCACTCGAGTCACGGATTCGAGCATGGAATACGACTGGCAGGAGGATTCCAGCAAGGATATCCTCGGCACGACCAGAACCACAATGAAGAAGCCGATCATTACGCAGAGCTTTGAGCCGTGCGAACTCGACGCGGGCGACGCTGCGCTTACGAAGATCTGGAACCTTGCGGTCAAAGATCAGGACGCCGCAGCTCTTGCGAACCAGGATGTGCTTATCGTCCACCATTACGCGGGAACGGCCAAGACAGCGGCGTTCGCCGAACGGTACGATGCGACGATGGTCAAGCCCTCGAGTCTCGGCGGCGAAGGCGGCGGCTATGTCGGCATGCCTATCGACGTCACGCTTGGCGGCAACAGAACCACGGGCACGGCGGCGGTCGGCGCTGGCGGAACGGTAACATTTACAGCGGATTCGGAATAAGGGGGAGCAATAGATGGCAGAAATCAGATTTGACACCGGCATAGTGGCGTTTAACATCAACGACGCTGTGACGATTGAATTCAACCCTACGGACAGCGAAGTTGTAGAGAAAATCTACAACACGTTTGAAGAACTGGACAAAAAGCAGGATGCGTACAAGGCAGAAGTTGAGCGCTGCGCAGACAAAAAGGAAATTTTTGAGATTGCGCGCCGTAGAGACCAAGAAATGCGCGACATGCTGGATGGACTCTTCGGGAAGCCGATCTGCGCGCCCCTGTTTGGTACGATGAACGTCTATGCAATGGCCGACGGTCTTCCTGTCTGGTGCAATCTGATGCTTGCCGTCATTGATCAGATCGATACGACGTTCTCCCGCCAGAAGAAACTTACTGACCCGAGAATCAAGAAGTATACGGAGCGATGGAAAAAGTAATCTGGTCGCTGCCGACCTCGGTTGATGTAAACGGAACAGAATACGGAATTCGGTCGGACTATAGAGCGGTGTTGGATATCCTCACCGCTCTTACCGATAACGAGTTGGATGACCATCTCAAGACCGAGGCGGCACTAGAGATTTTTTATCCCGGTTTCGACGAAATGCCTCCAGGAGACTATCAGGAGGCCCTAAATCAATGCTTCCGGTTTATTGACCGGGGGCAAGATCGGAAAGAGAAGAAACACGAACCTGCATTGATGTCGTGGGAACAGGATTTTGACATCATTATTGCTCCGATCAACCGGATTGCCGGGTGTGAGGTGCGGGCGCTGGAATATCTACACTGGTACTCGTTTCTGAGCTTCTATCAGGAGATCGGTGACTGTCTCTTTGCTCAAGTCGTCCGCATACGCGATAAAAAAGCGCACGGGAAGTCTCTGGATAAACAGGACAGGGAATTCTACCGGAAAAACAGGGATATTATCGATCTGAAAACGACGTATACAGAGTCCGAAAAGGACGTTCTAGCCGCATGGGGCATTTCAAAATAAGGTGGTGAGAAAATGGCAGATGGAAGAATCGTTGTTCAAGCGGAGGTCGACGCAAAAAACGCGCAGAAGGATCTTGATAAACTGACGGCGAAAATCGACAAAATGGAAGCCGAGCTGAAAAAAAGCACCGGAGAGCAGAGTGGCTTGAAATCTCAGCTTGACGCAGCGAAAGAATCTGCAAAACAGGCAGAAAATGCGCTGAAATCGTTGCGGGCTGAATCCGCGCGGCTTCGGCAGATCACGTCCGGTGAGGTGTCTGCGTCTCCGGAGGCTTATATCACAGCATACGGACGGCAGACGGAAGTCGCGGCGCAAATCAAAGAGCAGGAATCAATCTTAAAAGATCAAGACAAGATCGTTGAGAGTTTGGACGGGAAATATGCAAAAATCACGGACAAAGTGATCGCGCAGACTTCTGCTTTGGACGCTGCGAAGCAAAAAGCCGGAGAACTCACGGAGCAAATCACAAACGCAAGCGGCGCGACAGAGCGAATGGAGACCGCCGCGAAGAAGGTTTCCGACAGCATGAACGCGTTCAGCAAGCGTGTTTCCGGGCTTTTTAAGCGCGTTCTTGTTTTCAGCCTGATTACTCGGGCACTGCAAAGTTTACGGACTTGGCTCGGGAAAACAATCATGAAAAATGAGGAGGCACGGGCTGCGGTCGCAAGACTGAAAGGCGCGTTGCTGACGCTGGCGCAACCGATTCTTCAAGTCGTAATTCCGGCGTTTATAACGCTCGCTAACGTACTGACTCGCATTATAACATTGCTGGCTAGGATCGTGTCTAAGATTTTTGGAACGACTTACGAAAAGTCGGCAGCGGCTGCAAAGTCTCTATATGACGAGCAAGAGGCGTTAGAAGGCGTCGGGAGCGCGGCGAAAAAAGCTGGGAAGTCGATGGCAAGCTTTGACGAAATCAATCAGCTGTCGAGCAATTCGGACGAAAGCGCGGGCGGCATCGGAGGTGCTGGCGCGTCTGGTGAGATTGCACCGAATTTCGCATCTAAAATCAAAGACCAGATCACCGCGATTACGGAACTGTTTCTTGGCGCAGGGCTTTTGGCGCTTGGTGCAATCTTGACATTCTCCGGCGCGAACATTCCGCTCGGGCTTGCGTTGATGGCAATTGGAGCGTTGGCAATCTACGATGCTGTGACGGAAAATTGGGGCGGAATCGCTGAACTGTTGCAAGGGCAGATCGGTAAAATCACAGCCATTGTGAGCGCGGCGCTTTTGGCACTTGGCGCCATTTTGCTATTCAGCGGTGCAAACGTTCCTCTCGGTTTAGGACTGATTATCGCGGGCGCTATTGGACTTGCAGCTGTAGCAGCCGCTAATTGGGAAGGACCAGTCGCAGAACTTAAGGCGGTTATCACGGAACTGACGCTAATCGTAAGCGGTGCACTGCTGGTAATTGGCGCAATTTTGACGTTTACCGGGGCAAATGTGCCTCTTGGCATAGGGCTTATGATAGCGGGCGTAGCTGGGCTTGCCGCAGCCGCTGCGATCAACTGGGGCGCTGTTAAAAAGTTTGTTCAGGAAAATGTTTACGAAATCATGGCAGTTGTGAGTGCGGCGCTGCTCGTCATTGGCGCGATTCTCACGTTTTCCGGTGCAAATTTACCGCTTGGCATCGCACTAATGGCGGCGGGTGCTGTTGGACTTGCAGCTGTTGTAGCAATTAACTGGGGCAGCATTAAACAGGCATTGCAAGGACCAATAGGAGTTGTAACAGCGCTTGTAAGCGCGGCATTGCTTGCATTGGGCGCTGTGTTAGCGTTTTCCGGCGCAAATATTCCACTCGGTATTGCTCTAATGGCAGCGGGTGCAGTTGGATTGAGGGCAGCAATCACAGCAAACTGGGACACGATTCAAGGCAAACTGCGCGGTCCGCTCGGCGTAATAACTGCTTTACTTGGCGTATCTTTGCTTGTGCTTGGCGCGGTTCTCCTGTTTACAGGTGCCGGAATTCCTCTTGGTCTTGGGTTGCTGGCGGCAGGCGGTGCAAGTCTTGCAGCGGCGATTGCCCCAAATTGGAATTTCATTATAGACAAAATCAAATCCTGTTGGGCAGCGGTAAAAAGCTTCTGGGATAAAAACATTGCGCCCGTGTTTACGGCGGAATGGTGGGCAAACCTTGCAAAGAATGCCTTAAACGGTTTTATCGGCGTGTTTGAAGCGGCAATTAACGGAATCATTGATGGAATTAATTTCCTCATTTCCTGCTTGAATAAAATTCACATTGATATTCCGGATTGGGTGCCGGTTATCGGTGGCAAATCGTTTGGCTTTAATATCCCACCGGTGAGCAAAGTAGCACTCCCGAGGCTGGCAGAAGGCGCGGTCATCCCGCCGAACCGGGAGTTTATGGCGGTGCTGGGCGACCAGAAGAGCGGAACGAACATCGAAACGCCGCTTGAGACAATGGTGCAGGCATTCAAACAGGCGATGAACGAATCCGGTGGACGGTCGCAGACGATCATCTTGCAGCTCAACGGCAGAGAGTTTGCGCGGGCTGTCTATAAGGCGAACAACGAAGAAACGCAGCGTGTAGGCGTAAGGCTGGCGGGGGTGAAGGCATGACGAGTGTTTTGACCCTCGACGGCACGGCGTATCCGAATCTGCATGTAACCAGTCTGAAACGCTCTTTCGCGGTTCTGGACGGCGATAATGCAGGGCGCGTGATGACCGGCGCGATGGTGCGCGACATCATCGGCACGTTTTACAACTACAGCGTAGAGCTTGACCCGGTTGGAACTGACCCGGCGGAATACGACAGGTTCTACGAAGCAATCTCCGCACCCGTCGACAGCCATTCCCTCACCGTTCCGTATGCACAAGGGACATTGACCTTCGAGGCGTATGTTGCAAACGGAGACGATGAACTTTTGACAGCTTACGGGCAGAAGAACGAATGGGGCAACCTTACATTTAATTTTGTCGCAATGAAGCCGAAGAGGACGCCGCTATGAGTGTAAAAGTTGTGTATGAAGACGTTGCGGTCGGTTCTGCGGCGGCTGCGAGTGTGACAGCAAGCGAGGCTATGGGTATTTCAAAAACCTCGCTTCTGCCCTTCGGTGCGTTCGCAGGCCCGGTTGCAACGACAGAGCAGAATCAATGGGTTCTGAACGGCACACGAAAAGTAAAGCCTGCTTCTGAGCCGGTTGGCTTCTGGTCTACGCCGAGAAGCAAGGCGGATTGCACGTTCGATACGCCGCCTACTATTGAGATTTCGCTTGACGGGCAGTTTACGTCTCTCGGAATCTACTTCAAATTTGACGGGGAAACCGGAGACTATTGCAGCGACCTGAATATCACGTGGTACAACGGAACAACGCAGCTGGCCACACAGCAGTTCTTCCCGAACAGCGGAAATTACTTCTGCGAGAAAACTGTGGAACTGTATAACAAAATCAAGATTCAGCTCAACAAAACGAATCTGCCAAACCGACCGATCAAGATATCCCTTATCCTTTTCGGCATTGTTCGAGAGTTCGAGCGGCAGGAGCTTCGGAGCGTTGAGGCGACCGAGGAATTGAACATCATATCCGACGAGCTGGCGATTAACACGCTGGACTTCACGTTGGACAGCATGGAAGATATTGATTTTATTTTCCAAGAGAAGCAGCCCGTTTATGCGTACAACGGAAAGACGAAAATCGGCACGTTTTACATCGACGAATCTACCCGCGTAAGCAAAAACGTATACAACGTTTCCTGCATCGACGCTTTGGGAATTCTGGACGAAGACCCATTCCCGGCTGTTGTTTATTCTAATGCCAACGCGAAAACGGTTTTAGAAAGCATCCTCGGCGGGTATTTCATCTTGGAGCTTTCGGAGGAACTACAGACCGAGAAGCTAACAGGATACATTCCTGATTGCACGCGAAGGGAAGCTTTGCAGCAGGTGGCGTTTGCACTTCGAGCTGTGGTGGACACCAGCGGAACAGGAAACGTGAAGGTATGGAGGCTGTCTGAGGAAACACCGACGGAGATTCCCATGAACCGGCTCTACGTCGGCGGAGAGGTCAGCCAGTCTGCCATCGTGACCGAGGTAAGAGTTACCGCGCACACGTACAGCACGTCCGGCAGCGGAAGCGATACCGTCAAAGTGGACGGCAAGACCTACTACCACACGGAAGCGGTAACGACCAAGACAAATCCGAACGTCACGGCCTCGACCAAGCCGAACGTCATAGAAGTCAAGGACGCGACGCTGGTAAATACCTCGAACGTTGCAGCGGTGACGCAGCACGTCTTTGACTATTATATGCGGCGGCAGACGCACGGCGTTCAGATCGTCATGGACAAGGAGCTTCCCGGTGACTATGTAGACACCACGACACCGTGGGATGACCACATTACCGGGACGATAACGAGCATGAACATCAAGCTCAGCGGCATTGCAGCGGCAGACTGCGATATCGTAGGAACGGGGGCTTCTGCATGAGAATTATGAAAACCTTAATCACCGACCGGACGCAGGCGGACGCTTCCTATGCTGAGAAGCTTTACAAGAAGCTGTGGAGCGACTTCACGGAGCAGGAAAAGGCGGACTTTGAAGCTGGCTTGAAAGGCTCTTACAAAGCGTCTGACCTGAACCGCGTCGGCACGGCGCTTATCACCATCCGTGACCGGCTGAGAACACATTGTATCGACGTTCCGGCAGAAGTGCGGGAAGATTATGGTTCTGACGAAGTGCTCGACAAAGACGTTATGGACGCTTATATCGAATCCGCGAACGCCGTATACGACGCAGTTGTCAATCCTGCCCCGCGCCCTCCGGCAAAAATCAACGACCTAGACTGGGAAGGCGCGAACAACATTGAAAAGACGATTATCGCCGTAGATGACGTGTTGGAGAGCCGGGAGGTCGGCTGGGTTTACGCGGACGAGGAACTATACGCAGGAGACATGGGGGGGATAACATGAAAGACCGAACTCCAAAATTTCCGGGGCGGGTAAAGCTCAAGCCTGTTGCCGGGCAGACAGATACTTACGACATGACGCGTGCAGACGACCCGGACGATACCGGCACGCCATTTAATACGCGCACAATGCTCCAAGATTCCACGGGGCGCTTTCTAAGATTGCCGTATGCGAACCCGCTTGTCGACGACGCGTTCCGGCACATGGTCGACCGCATCGTACCCATCGGCACCATCCGGACGAGCCCAGCGCAGAGTTTGGGGGATGCGTGGTTGAAGTGCGACGGGTCGCAGGTGACATTTACGGAGTATCCGCAGCTGTGTCAACTGCTGCGCGGAATTTCAGACGAAGGTGTTGTGTGGGATGGAGTGTCGTTCCCGGTATCAGGGCATATACATTCGGTAAGCAAGGCTGTATATTTTGATGGGCGCTGGATAGTTGCGGTTCGAAAAACACTGACGTCAGCAGGGTCAAATACTTATAACTCTGTAATATCAATTCTGAGCGCGACGGAATTAACTGGAACGTGGACGGAAGAGTATACCGTAACAACACAAATTGCAAACGCATCGTCACCAAGACTGCATATCGCATGTACAGATAGCAGATGCTTAATAATTTTCCCGTCAGGCCCGTATGGGGGAACAAAGCTTGGCAGGCTGTATTGCGAGGCTGGTAGTAGCGTGTGGAGCAATTTGGAAGACCATGAAAGCGACAGCTGGAATTATATGACTATCTACGGGCTGGATGCGTATGATGGAGTTTTTGCGTGGGCGATTCCCGGATCTTTCGGAACGACAATTTATCATACGGAAACGCCGGAGACCATTAGTTCTTGGCAAGGCACAAGAATTAATCAATTCCCTGAGTACTACTTCACCAATGTATCTTTCGCGCATGTAAATGGAAATTGGGTGTTGTGCGGAGTTGGAAGTTATAATTCGTCCGGGACATCTACAACACTTTCAGTGGCAGTAAGCAGTGATGCAAGCGGTTTTTCCTTTACGCTGAAAGAACAGCAAATTACAAAAATTGCAAATGGAGCAAACGCAATGTCAGCGGTTTGCTTCATGAATGGGAAGTATTACACGCTTATTGATGGAGCCTCAACATATAGCAATAACGGTATCGTGGTGCTTGCATCATCCGTCGACCTTACAAACTGGGAATACCAGATTGTCGGAAATAACAGTGGGTATGAAAACAATGGAGAATCATGTGCAATCGCAGCGAGCAACACGCTCTTGGTATTTGCCAATAAGTGGCACACATGGACAACAGCCGACCCAACTGCGGTTGTGAACGAAGCGATGCTTCCGAGCGGGGCGATTCCACAACACTTTTTGTTCGTCGGCGATACTGCATATGCCATTATGGGTGGGTCTATCGCATATCACGACTATTCGACTGATACGCGCCTCCTGCCTACCATCTCGCTTTCGGACGACACGACGACGTTTATCAAGGCAAAGAACGAACTGGACGTATTCGAATCACAGCAGAGCGGGGGGTGATTAAGTGTTCCAGAAAATTGCAAACGCTTTATCGGTGGAAGTAGAGGGAACCGACCTGACGAAGGTGACAAAACTGGAATTCTACGTGAAGCAGGCCTGCCAGTTCTTCCAGTACGTGCCGGTAGTCGTTGACGAAACGCATCTGCTGGTAAAAATCCCGTACGAAGACGCGATGCGCCTGCGCCCGGGTGCGGTGAGTCTGCAATGCGCGCTGACCGACGCAGACGGAAATAAGCAGGCGGCGGAGATCGTTCAGGTGGACGTGAAGAGCTTCCTAAAGGAGGCGGGATATGCTTAAAATGGTGCTTTCGCAGCCGGAGATTCGGATGCGGATCGAGCCCGCAAAGGTGGTCTATCAGGACGGCGGCAGCGGAAATGTGTATTCGGCGGACATCAACCGGATTGTAACGATTGACCGTGCAGAATATGACGCGCTTGCCGCGAAGGACAAAAAGACGCTGTATCTGATACGGGGGTGACGGCGTGATTACAATCGGCGAAGAACAGATCAAGGAATTATTTGTTGGCGAGATGGGCGTGAAGACCGTTTGCGTCGGCGAAGAGGTTATCTATACGCGCCCAGGCGGATTTTTGTACATTGAACTGAGTGAAACGAAAGGGGCTTAACACATGGCAAGTTTTTTCAATCTAATTCTTGATACGCTGGCACCGGCTGGGCTTGCATTGCAGCTGAACAGCGGCGCAACGTACGCAACGAGCAGCACCGTCACAGCGAGCATTTCAGTGTCGGATGCGGACACGACCGGCTACCAGATGAAAATTTGGGGCATCAAGGCGGCAGAGACGGAAGCAGACGCGTCGTGGGAAACCTTCGCGGCGTCGAAGTCCATTGTTCTGACCAACGGCGACGGCCTCAAGACGGTACATATCAAGGTGCGCGACGACGTCGGCAACGAAACGGCGGAAGTCACGGCGTCCATCACGGTCAACACGGCGGTTCCCGTGGTCACGATCACGGGGCCGGATAAGTCCAGAATCTCGAAGGTGACGGGCTTCGACACCTGCGCATTCTCCTTCACGGTCGACGGAGCCTTCGAGGAATACACCGTGCGCGTGGTTCCGTCCACAAGCAGTCTGCATGACGCTGGTACGGAGATCCCCACCACGGGCGGCTCGACCAACACCTCCGGCAGCGCAGGCGGCTACAAGGCGAATACGGCCATCAACGTCACCGTCAAGGGCGCTGACCTAGAAGCGGCTTCCTCCGGCGACGGCACGAAGATCGTCAAAGTGTTCGTTAAGAACGCTGCCGGTACGTGGAGCGTGGCGTAATGAGCGCGCCGGGGCTGACATTTACCATCACGGGAAACAAGATCTCGGCAGTCTCGGGCTTCGATTCGATCACCGTTTCGTTCTCCTCGGACGTCGCGTATCAGGCCTTCGAGTGCCGTGCGACGAAAGCCGGAGAGGACTGGGGACGCGGGAAAGGGGCGCTGATCGCGTCCTTCTCCCAGACCCCGGCGGGAACGCAGCGAACGTTCGAGGTCTACGACGATTTTCTGCTCTCCGGCGATGGCGAGTACCGGATTTCCCTGTTTGCGCAGGCAATGGACGGCAGCTGGAACGATAACTGGGGCTTCATCCCGTCCGGGCAGGCAGACACCATGCTGACGGCGGACGGGGAGGAATTCCTCTGCATGAAGGAGTGAGACTATGGCATACAACAGTGCGTATACCGGCGCGCAGATCGACGAGGCCATCGGCGACGTGCGCGAAAACAAAGCCGAATGGAGCGGCAAGCAGGACGTCATCCTCGCCTCCGGAGCGGCCGTCGGGGACCTGATCAAGGTTAAGGCGGTGGACGCCAGCGGGAAGCCGACAGCCTGGGCCGTGGCCGTCGCAGGCACGGACTATATGGCTCCGATACCAGTAACCGCCTCTGACAATGGCAAATTTCTGCGGGTGGCCAACGGTGCGTGGGCGGCGGTAGAGATCGCAAACGCGAATGGAGGTAGCTTCTGATGGCAACTGAATATTTAACGAACGATATAGAACTCACGTCAGTTGCCGACGCAATCCGCGCAAAGAGCGGGCAGACCGGCCAACTTATCTATCCGGACGGATTTGCCTCTGCGGTGGCCGGAATCAAGAAAGCACCGACTACGCCGTACATGGAAGCGGAGTATGTTGCGGTGTATGATGTCGACGGCTACGTGGAGCACTATATCAAGCGCGCAAAACTCTATAATCACACGGCAATCTATGTGCAGGAGTTCGCAGGGCAGCAAGAACTAAAAAACCTCGATCTCAGTGATGCTTCGAATAACATCACAGCAATAGAAACGCAGGCGTTTAGTTCGGCAATGGTGCACGGGCTGGTTCTGCCAAATACGATCAGCGTGTTAATGCCTTCATGCTTTAATAGTGCATTCATCTCAACGCTGACAGTTCCGCCACTTGTGACAGCGCTTCCAAGAGCGGCGTTTTCGAATATTCAGCCACTCTACAATAATGAAACGGGGGAAGAGCTTCCGATCAACATCATCCTGCCACCAAATCTCACCAAAATAGGAAACAGTTGCTTTGAATATGCGCAGATTAAGCAGATCACTATACCGGATACGGTAACAGAAATCGGGGGCTATGCTTTTAACGCCTGTGATCTACTGGCATCGATTGCACTGCCATCAGGTCTACAAAAAATCTCAAGCACAATGCTCGCTGATTGCATGAGTCTGACATCTATAACAATTCCGGAAGCCGTAACTGAAATCGGTAGTCAGGCTTTTGCAAATTCCGGGCTTACTTCCATCACAATTCCATCAACGGTAACGACACTTGGCAGTGGGGCATTTGCGAGATGTGAATCGTTGACATCTATAGATATACAGGCAAATGTAACAGAGATTCCAGATAACTTTGCGGTGAACTGTCCGCTGACGTCCTTGACACTTCCGAACACATTGCAGACAATAGAGGCATTAGCTTTTGGTGTGGTCGGCGGATTTCAAGTTACAGAGCTTACGATACCTGCTTCGGTAACATCTATAGGAGATAGTGCGTTTGGAGGTAACAATGCAAATCAAATGACACTGACGGTGCTGCCGACAACGCCTCCGACACTCGGAAGGAATGCGTTCAATTTAGCTACAGGGTCTATAATCAAAGTCCCAGCTGCATCGGTCGCGGCGTATAAAGCCGCAACCAACTGGAGTAGCTATGCAGATTACATCGTGGGGGTGTAAAGATGATTCAAAGAGAATTTTATACACAGCGTAAGGATGGTGTAAAGCTATACCGTACCTATTCTGATGCAGGAATGATGATTCGGCAGAATGAGACTGGCGCGGAATACGCCGAGGCCGTCGACGTGACCGACGCGCCGTACACCTACACGGAGACGGAGACCAAAATTCCGGAGGACGGCGCGCCGGAGGACGCCGACGCTCTGCGCGCCCGGCTGGCCGACGCCGAGACCGCCGCGAAGATCCTGCTCGGGGAGGCGGAATAACATGAGCACCTACACCGAGCGGGCGCGGGCGCTGCGCCCCTATATCGTCAAAAGCGCCGCCAGTCTCACTGACGCCGACGCGAGTCTCGCGCCAGAGCTTTTCACCCGCCTGACCGGCTCCGGCAGCCTCGTCAAAGCCGGCATGCGCATCAACTGGGGCGGCACCATCAAGCGCGCCGCCTCCGACCTCTGGGACACGGCCCAGAACACCCCGGACGCCGCCCCGGCCCTCTGGGAGGACATCGCCTACAAACAGGGCTACAGGATCATCCCCGAGACCATCACTGCCGGTCTCGCCTTTGCCAAGGGCGAAAAAGGCTGGTGGCAGACTGAATTGTACGAATCCCTGCTGGACGCCAACGTCTGGACCCCGTCCGTAAACCCGGACGGGTGGAAGAAGATCACGGAAGAAGGTACATAGCCATGGACCCTGCAACCATCATCGTCACCCTCGTCTGTGCCGTGCTCGGCTCGTCCGCGCTGACGGCGGTCGTCAATGCCGTCGTCAGCGCGATACAGAAAAAGCGCGGCAAGGCCACGACGCAGGATACACACCTTGCAGAGATCGACAAAAAGCTCGGGAAAATGCAGGAGCATCAGGACGAGCAGTATCTTGCAATCCTGCGGCTGACAATCATGTCTGAAGAAATGCCGATGGCCGAGCGCCTGATTGCCGGGCAGAAATACGTCAAGCTGGGCGGCAACGGCGATGTAAGAAAGTTTTTGCATCAGTTGGAGGCGCAGTGCGAGCATAGCAGCGCGCAATAAAACGGGAGGCAGATATGCGGGTAAAAGGCAAGTGGAGTAAAGGCGAGATGGCGCGCACCATCGTCATCTATCTGCTCAGACTCCTTACGATGGTGCTGATCTGGGCGTGCGCCCTAAAAACCATCGCTGTCCTTATCGCAGTCGGGAGCAACCCGGAGCTTGGTACGTCGGTCGACCTGTCCGACGTGCTCGGCTACGCCGGAGGCGCAGCGGTGACAGAGCTGGGCCTGCTGGCATTTAAACGAGTATTCGCAAAAAAGAACGAACCAGTAGAATGAAAGGAGCACACATGGAAAACATCAAAAAGCGGCTGGGCAATTTGCTCAGCGTCAAGTCTCTGGTCACGCTGGTCCTGACGGGCGTATTTGCTTATATGTCTGTGGCCGGTAAGATCTCGCAGGACTTTATGACGATCTACGCCGTCATCATAGCGTTTTATTTTGGAACCCAGTCCCAGAAGACGCAGGATTTGCTGGACAGTGCGGGCACGCCGCAGGAGGGCGAACAGAAATGATGAAAGCATCCGAACTTGTGCGCAGGCACATTGACATTGCGAAGAATTACAAGACCGTCTACATGTGGGGCTGCTTCGGCTCCCCCGTGAGCGAAACGATCATTGACGAGAAATCCGCCCAGTACCCGAACTGGTACACCGGCGGCAGAGTCACATATCTGCGCAGCCTCCTCGGAAAAGTTGTCTATGGCTTTGACTGCGTGAACCTCACGAAGGGCATTCTCTGGGGATGGAACGGCAACAAAAACGCCTACTACGGCGGCGCAAGGTATGCCTCAAACAGCGTGCCGGATGTCTCCGCCGACGGCATGATTGCAAAATGCAAGGACGTGTCCGGCACCGGCTGGGACAAGCTGATTCCCGGCGAAGGTCTCTGGATGCCCGGGCACTGGGGCATGTACATTGGCGATGGGCTGGCGTGCGAATGCACCCCGATCTGGGACAACGGCGTGCAGATTACCGCCGTCCAGAACATCGGCACGAAAGCAGGCTACCACGCCCGCAATTGGCAGAAGCACGGAAAACTCCCGTGGGTCGAGTACGACACCGTGAAGGTTGACGCCGAGGTTGAAGAAGCGAAGAAGACCATCCGGCAGAAAGCTGGATTGACCGACGGCACGATTGATTATCTCGCCGCCTATAAGTACGGCGACGATCTTCTCAAAAAGCTCGCAAAAGCGATGAAGTAAGGGGGCGGGGCTATGGCTCCACAAGCCAGATGCAAATTACCTCCGGAGCTTGGCGGACTGATGCGCCGGGACATGGAAGCGGTCATTCATCAGGCGAATCTTGGTCGGGAAGACGAAAAGATTGCGCAGCTCTACTTTGTGGATAAGCTTCCACAAGTGGACGTTGCGACGGAACTGTATCTTGGCCGTGCCACAGTACAGAGGCGGATTCCTGGCATTATGGCGCGGATGAAAGAAACGTCGAGTAATCTGTACAGTTAATTATATAATTAACTCGACGGCAGAATGAGCAAGAGTGATGCACAACTGAGGCACACGAAAAAACGAAAAAGCCCATACTGGACACATCAAAGGAGTGTTCGGTATGGGCTTTTTTTATTTCAATCCAAATCCGGAAGGGAAACAAGTTGGAGACTGTACCGTCCGGGCAATTTCAAAGGCGACGGGCAAGAGCTGGGATGAAACATACGTCGGACTTTGCCTACAGGGGCTGAAAATGGGCGACATGCCGTCGGCGAACAGTGTCTGGGGCGCGTACCTCCGGCAACAGGGATTTACCCGGAACGTTGTGCCGAACACATGCCCGGACTGCTATACGGTCGAGGAATTCGCAAGAGATCATCCACACGGCGTGTATGTGCTGGCCTTATCAAGCCACGTCGTATGCGTAGAGGACGGAAAGTATTTCGATAGCTGGGATTCCGGGAACGAAATCCCACTGTTCTACTGGGAAAAGGAGGATAAATGATGTTCGGACAACAGCCTTATGTGTATCAGCAGCCGATTTACAATCAACCGCCTATGATGCAGGACCCTATGATGCGTCCACAGTATCAGCCTTCGCCGTCGATGCAGTATCCGACTCCGCAATCTCAGCCACAGCAGCCGAGCGGGGGACAGTCCATCATATGGGTTCCGAACGAAAAGGCGGCAAACGAATTTATCGTCGCGCCGAATAACGCCGTCACGCTTTGGGATATGAATGCACCGGTTGTGTATGTGAAGAAAGCCGACGCAAGCGGCAAACCAGCAATGACAACGTATGACCTTGTAGAGCGCTCTACAGCCCCCGTGAGCCCCACAGCGCCGCAAACAGTGCCTACAGTGGAATACGTGACCCGCAAGGACTTTGACGAACTGGCGGCAAAGGTGGCGGCTCTGAGCGTCAAGCCCGTGAGAAAGGCAAAGGAGGCAGACAATGAATCCACTGTTTAATGCACTCGGCGGCGGGCAAATGCCCGGAATGATGGGACAGTTTCAAAATATGATGCGGCAGTTTCAGCAGTTCAAGCAGAGCTTTCAGGGGAACCCGAGGGCGGAGGTTGAGAAGCTGGTACAGTCTGGGAAAATCTCGCAGCAGCAGCTGAACCAGCTACAGCAGATGGCTGGACAGTTTCAGCAGTTGATGCAGTAGTTCGGAAATTCCGAACAGTTGAACGGTCAAAATCGTGGCCACGATTGAGATAAATTTCAAAATCTACGAAAGGAGAAAACTATGAGTTTGAATGGCGATGGTATTCCTATGAACATGCCTGTAGTTCCGGCAAACTCGGACGGCGGAAACGGATGGGGCGGCGGTAATGGCTGGTGGATCATTATCCTGTTCCTCGCAATTTTCTGCGGCTGGGGTAACGGAAACGGCTTTGGCAATCGTGGAGGGAACAGCGGCGGCGTTGTTGACGGCTATGTTCTGGCCTCTGACTTCTCGAACATCGAAAGAAAGATTGACGTCGTGAACAATGGTATCTGCGACGGCTTCTATGCGATGAACACTGGGATGCTTAACGGCTTTGCCGGTGTAACGCAGGCTGTGACTTCCGGCTTCTCGAACGCTGAACTTTCCCGCTGCAATCAGCAGGCTGCGCTTATGCAGCAGCTGAACAACATGGCGATGCAGGCACAGGAGTGCTGCTGTGAAAACCGCGCTGCAATCGCCCAGGTGCGCTACGACATGGCGACGCAGGCATGCGACACCCGCAACACCGTGCAGAACAGCACGCGCGACATCATCGACGCGATGAACTGCGGCTTCCGCAGCATTGACCAGAGATTGACGGCGCAGGAACTGGCTGCAAAGGACGCGAAGATTGCCGAGCAGAACCAGCAGCTCTTTGCGGCGCAGCTGGCGGCTTCTCAGGCGGCGCAGAATGACACGCTCAAGTCTTACGTGAGCGGCCAGTTGGCGTATTACAACCCGCGCCCGGTTCCGGCGTTTGAGGTTCCGGCTCCGTACCAGTATTCCGGATGCAATAACGGCTACAACTACGGTTGCAGAAACTGCGCGTAACAACTCCACATCGTAGAGCTTTTTGTGATGTTTTGTTGGCATCAACAAAATGTTCGGCCTACCGCCGATACTCGACAGCAACGCGGCGGGGCAGTAGCTCCGCCGCTATTTTTAACCGTGTCGAATTCGACGCTTTTAGAAAGGAATGATTTTATGGCAACATTCAAGGACGTGAAAGAAAAGTACATTGACTACCTGATGGATATGGATTTGAACAAAATGAGTGTGATGGATTTGTCGACGTATGGTTTGATCTTAAAAACCGTCGACGAAATGGAAAAGCCGAATTATGCTGAATCTATCACCTCAATGATGGCATCGGTTATGCCTGTCTGCGCAGGAAAGAGTGCAAATGAAAGTGAGGTGTATGGAATTGGCTGAATTTACGAATTCCAATATCGTCTCCGTCGCATCCGGTCAGAATGTGCCTCTGACCGAAACAGCGGTCAACAGCAAACCGTGCATTGTGCATCGAGAGGGAAGCGGGATTGTGACGCTTCGCGGGCTGACAAACCAGTGTAAGGCAGTTTTCAAAATTTCCTACGGCGGCAACATCGCCATCCCGACCGGCGGCACGGTCGAAGCGATTACCGCAGCGCTTTCCATCAACGGCGAAGCACTGGCAAGCGCTACGGCTACGGTCACTCCGGCAGCAGTCGAGAATTATTTTAATATCTACGTCTCTGCACAGGTCTGCGTACCGAAGGGCTGCTGTGTGACGGTAGGTATGCGTAATACAAGTACGCAGGCGGTCAATTTCGCGAACAGCAATCTGACCGTCGAGAGAGTAGCATGAAGGGAGGAAAGAATATGTACGATTTAAGAAATCTTCGGGAAATGCTCTGCAAGGAGCTGGACGAAATCGCCGACAAGCGCGAAATGTCCGCCGGTGGCTTGGACGCAATCCAGAAGTTGACAAGTTCCATCAAGAACACCTACAAAATCGAAATGCTCGAGGACGGCGGGTACTCCCGTGCCGGCGAGTGGGAGGCGGACATGCGCGGCACGTATGGGCGCGGCAGCTCTTACCGTGGCAGGCATCGCGATTCTATGGGAAGGTATAGCCGAACCGATGCGCGGGAGCATATGCGCTCGACGCTGGAAGACATGATGCGCGACGCGGACGATGATAAGACGCGCGAGGCTATCCGGCGCTGCATGGAGCAGATTGACAGAGCATAAGGGGGGACAGACATGCTGGATGAGGCCGAAATCCGAAAGGAAATAGCACGGCTGGAATATGAAGAATCCAGCTATCCCAATTATGCCAAGCTGGCGAACCTATATGTGATACGCGACAAGATGCAGGAAGAGGAACGGGGCGACGGTGGTAGGTATGTGGGTTACTACTCCGGCGCTCCAGCCCCTGTGACCGCAGAACCGGCTACCGTGGGCGAGTACGGAGACAGTGAGTTTTTGCTTGCGGTAGCCGGGAAAGACCCGGCGAAGGCTTGGACGGTCGTTGATGAACTCATGGATACGCTTTCGCTTGTGAACAGAAAAGTCTATGATTCTGTGCTTCGAAAGATAAAGTCTATGTAGCAAAAAACAGGGGAGTCCCCTCGCATTGCACTGAATTTGTAGCATACGATGTAACATACGTAAAATGATTTTATGTTACAGAGCGTGCCATAACGTGATTTTTCGCTTTTTGGAAATACGCAGAAAACAGGGTGAAAAGCATAAAAAAGTACCGATTTTAGCTTGAAAACAGCTAAAATCGGTACTTTGGCGCGGAAGGAGAGATTCGAACTCTCGCTCGCTTTTTAGACGACTACTCCCTTAGCAGGGGAGAAAAAACCATTGAAAACACTGGGGAAATTGATATTTGTAACATATTTTGTAGCATACATAATTCACTCTGGCGAGTCGTTTTGTAACTGATTTACGGCATCGACCATGCCTTTCATGTCCGGGTGTACGTACCGTTGGGTAGTCGTTATCTTCGTGTGGCGCATGATTTCCTTGATCGTAAACGGGTCGATGTTTTTCATCGCGAGGGCTGTAGCGGTTGTATGGCGGCATGAGTAAGGTGGCAGCTTTTGCACTCCGGCAAGCTCCAAACACTCATAATATCTCTTGTAAAAATTATCTTTGTTTATGCAGCAGATATTTCCGACGCGCGACTTGCTTTCTTCGCATAGTTCATGCAGCACCGGCGCAACGAAATCCGGGAAGACCATAGGCGTTTCCTTCCGCTTCTTTGTCTTTATGCCGCCTCGGACGATCTCATTTTTCTCAAAGTCAATCATGTCCTTCTTGAGCTTCAGAAGCTCACCAGGCATCATACCGGTATAGATCATCGTAAGGATAAAACCGACAAAGTGGTCTTTTGCATACGCTTCCCATAGCTTTTTGACGTCGGCGTCGGTGAACGGCTCCGGCGTTTTTTCTTCAAGCTCCGGAAGCTTTATGTACTTTGCAAGATTCACGGTAGTCTGCTTTTCGGCAATCGCGAGATTGTAGCAATGGGAAAGGACTGTTTTCATGTCCTTCCGCGTGTAATAGGTGCTGGCATTGCGGTCAACAATGTCCTGTATCTGCGCGATGGTAAGCGCGTCGATCTCACGGTCGGCGATTTCTCTCATGCGATCGAAAGCCTTTTCCGCCGCTCCCTGACGGTCAGCCGATAAGGATAAATAATCCCCACGCAGATACGTTTTGTAGTATTCCCTGAGTGTAGGGCTACGCTGCTCTTCCTTTGGCGGGTTGGCAGCATATTGGAGGGCGGCGCGTTTTGATGTGAAACCGCCCTTCGTCTTCATCTTTTGATGGAGCTTGTCATTTTCGTCAAGGTACGTCTTTTCAGTCCACCGGGCAGTCCACGTCTTCCCACGCTGGTAAGCGCTTCCTTGCCCGTTTCCGCGTGTCCGGTTTCGATGCGCTTCCTGTTTTTTGCCGCACCAGCAACAGTAAGGCGCGCCGTCAGGAATTTCTTTTTTACACTTGATGCACTCCATGTTTCCCTCCACGTTCTTTCCGGATTGCATAAAAAGTAATTGCCGAAGCCAGCGCTGAACCTACGATCAGGGCAATGCACAGCCATGCAGCCACGGACAAATCTCCATCGCGAATGAGACCTATGCTTCGAATCTGCGCATCCGTCACAAGGCATGCAATCAGAGAAAAGGAGAGCAGCATACAAAACAGGGCGAGGACGTAACACATTGTATGTGTAGACCTTATCTGTGCGCTCTGCACTGCCGCTGTTGCCTCCAGCTTGGCGTTTTCAACCTCGATATGATGAATCTGCTCGGTCAGTTCTTCCGGGCTTTCTGCGGGTTGAACAAGCCCGAACAGCTCATCCAGCGACAGCCCGAGAACGCGGCACAGCGCGGCAGAATTGTACAGTTTCGGATCTTGCTGTGTTCCTGCGCAGAGCTTCGTCACAGCCGATCTAGAAACACCGGATTCTTCGACAAGTCTGTCAATGGTGTAATGCTGATCTTCTTTCGCTCGTTTTATGCTCCCCTGATATGCAGAAATATATGGGGCGAGTTCCTGAATTGCTGACATGATATACCTCCATTTTCACATATATTTTGCTGATTCTTCCACCACTGGTATGATTTTACCAATTTGAGGGTGGACATTTCCGCCGCTTTTGCTATGCTGGTTACAGGCGCGTGAGAAAGCCCCACCGCCGGGGGGAGCGACGGTGGGGCGATCTTAAACATCCCATTATACAAAATAGTCTGTCCCATAATTGCCGCTTACGAGGGTTACCGGACGAAGAAAATGCAAGGTGTTCTTTGTGGAAGATTCCAAATTGAAATTATTGAACGAACGTTCTAAAATATGGAGGTACACCAAATGCAGAGCATCAATATTCGCTTTGAAAACGGGAAAGTAAACATCATCGTAGACGGGGCGCTTTTCAAAGACGTCCACAGTCTAAGCCTGGACTACATCAAGGGCGCACCTATGCTCTTTGCCTGCGTCTCAGATGTAGGCGAGACACGGGAGCAGTGGAACCAATGCCCGCTGCCGAACTGAACGCTTATTGCATATCGCGGGAATTGGCCGATTCCAGAACGGTTCCAGACCGATTTACAAACTGTACAGATACGTTATCCGCCGGAGTTCCGTTAAATGCGTTGTACATACCGCCGTACATATAAAAGGCCATAACCATGATGGACTCTTGTAGGCCAACAGTATCCGTGGAAAGCGTCACTGTAAACGCTGTGTAGTCGTTGGAAGCGGAGACAGAAACGATATTTGGATAGTCGGAAGAATCAGCCATTTTTGCAAGCTCGGTATCGATGTTTTGCCGCAGCTCTTGCATAAGGTCGTTGTGCTTGGATTCCGTCATGACGTATGTGGCAGAGCCGTCGGCGTTAATTTTGGCGGAGATAAATCCGTCCGCTTTGCTGACTTCTGCGTCAAGTGATTCCTGCGTCGTTCCTTCGTCGAGGAAGTCAGCGGGAACGGTAAGCTCGATCGTGCGTCCTGGCGTTTTTTCGGCGGAAATCGTTGTGGTGGAAGTTCCTTCTTGCGTATCCGTTGCCGTGCTTGTCGGTGAGGATACCGAAGCGCTTGCCGGAGAGGTCTGCGTGCTGCTCGGCGCTTTTTGGGGAATCAGAAGGACGGCAACCACAATGATAATGGCGATTGGGATTGCCACAATAAGCGCTTTTCCGAGCGGGTTTTGCTTCTTCGCTCGGCGCGCACCACAGGCCGGACACTTCTTCTCACTGGCGTTAATCTGCGCGCCACAAGAGCGGCAGATAACTTTTCGGTTCCAAGTCCCGCAGTTCGGGCACTCTTTCATTCTTTCGTCAAACGCTTCCCCACAACGAGGACATTTGACGAAATATACATCCTTTGGCATGGTACGAACCCCCCGGTTTTGTAAGATACAACAATTTTACCACCAGAGTTTTACAGCCTCAAGGTCAAAATTATACAAAAAGAAACGATAAAATTTGGAAGATTGAAGAAGGAGGGCGCAAAATGATTTGTATTCAGGATGATATGTGCTATAATAAGGATGAAGAAATTGCGCCCGTTCCGGATATTCGGAAAAGACTCCGTGAAGAAATTCTGAGTCTGAGCAACGAACAGGCAGAATATGTGTTAAGGAGGATGTTAGAAACAAATGAGTAATTCTTTATTGTACGCACTGCTGCTTTTTGCTGTATCTGGAACAGTCATGCAGTGGATAAACATTGCCTACCTGAATGGAAGAATCAACGATCTCGAGAGAAGCAGACTGTCGCTTTTAGCAGAACTTTCCGAGAAGATATCCACCAAACATGCAGAGAATACTGACAACGATACCAGCCCAGAAGTATAGACGGGCTTTCTTCTCGGCTCGTATTTTTTCTTCCTCGAGCTGTTTCATCCGGTCGACAACGAACGGATACTCCGTCCCGAGGGCTAGGTTTGGAAGTCGAACTTGCTTTCCGTCAATTTCAATATAATCTTTCATAACAGTTTTTTTGCTTCCTCAATAATTCCAATGAGCTTTTCAAGTTGGGAATCCGACAGCCCATCAAGCGCATCCAATAGTTTCTGCTTTGCAGAACTCACCGCCCCATCCTTCGGGATGGGGTCTTTTTTTATGCCCGCAGACGGGTCACCGTAAAGCAAGTACTCAACAGAAACATTGAAATAGTCTGCAACCTTTTTGACTTTGTCTGGACTGGGCGCGTGGTCATCCCACTTTGCCATTGACCCTCGTGTAAGACCGCATTCCTGCTCCAACTTGTTAATAGAAAGCTTTTCTTGCTGCTTTCGAAGTTCACCGATTCTGCCGAGTATTGACATAGAATAGCCCTCTAAGAAATTTACGAATAAATTCGTAAAAACATCTTGACAATTACGAAAATATTCGTATAATGAAAAGTACAAACAGGTGCAACAAACCAGCCACAAAGGAATTGCCCCTGTAGCGGAAATGTTTACTTTTGCTGACAACGATAGTTTAGAACATTTTCGCAACTTTGTCAATAAGGAGGGAGAAAATGCTCTTAGAAAACATCAAAAAACTTTGCGCATCACGCAATATTTCGCTTTCTGCACTTGAAAAGACACTTGGCTTTGGCAATAGCACGATTGCAAAATGGGCGGATTGTAGTCCGACAGTCGAAAAACTATCGCTCGTTGCAGACTATTTCGGCGTATCGGTCGACTCGCTGCTACAGAAGCCAAGAAAACGGAAGGAACCTTGAGCCTTGTAAAAGAGGCTCAGACGTAAAAGGAGGACGTATGAACCACATCGATAGCGTGGTAACTATTGCGGTAATACCACGGTATTACCTTTAGGAAATGGAAATGGAATAGATAGTATTTCTGAGTAATTATTAAACAGAAATGGAGGGATAACGATGGTAACGCAAAATCTAGCGGCGCTGATGTCTTCGGAATCGGACATGATCAACGCGGACGTTGCGGCAAAGATTCTCGGATGCAGCCCCCATCGTCTGCGGAAGATGGCGCGGGAGAGGCCGGAACGGCTTGGCTTTCCAGTGTGCTGCCCGACACCGCACCGTGTAAAAATTCCGCGAATTCCGTTTATGCGCTTCCTCGGATTGGAGGTACAGGATGAGCGACGTTGAATATATCCTTGAGGCGAATCACAGGCGCGCAAGAGAGCGCGAACTCGGTGAGCGGTGGGACAAGATTATCCGGCAGCGCAAGCGGAAGTCGGAGCTTTTGAAGGCTTCGGAGGCGTTCTGCTTCTCGATTGGCTGCGTCCTTCTTGGCGGCACGGCGGTATTGCTGGGCTTCGGGCTGTTCAAGGCGGCGTTCACGCTTGGCGGCGCGGCGGTGATCTTCTTCGGCGGCGCGGTGCTGATGGAGGCGTGAGATGATTTACCCGTGCGAGAAATGCACACACGACACAGGCAAGTGCCGCTGCCTTGACTGGCAGAGATGGTTCTCTGTGGAGTTTGAGGCAGAAGCGGCGAAGGTGCTTGCTGCGACGCACGCAGATCCGTTACCGGCGCCGCCGAAGGTCTCGTATCGTGAGATTGTTTTCAGTACGTACTTCACAATGGCTTGGAGGTAGATATGAAGCAGGCTGAACGTGTTTTAAAGTACATGCGCGACTTCGGCAGCATTACGCAGCTCGAGGCGATGCAGGACCTCGGCTGCATGCGGCTGGGCGCGCGTGTCTACGATCTGAAGCGCGAAGGGTACAACATCCGGCGCGACATGGAAACGAGCAAGAACCGGTATGGCGAGGAGACGAGCTATGCCAGATACAGGTTGGTGGAATGATGGAAGACAGACAGCAAGCGCCGTTTATCACGGATATCAACGGTGCAGAGATCTACGATGGGAACGAGTACTTTGTTTCCGACGAAGGAAACATTGCTGCTGCGTCTCCGGGCGAGAACTGGACCGTACAGAATGCGTTGATCGCGCATCTGGTGGAAACGTATGGCACGAATTACATTGCCGAAATGTGCGGCTTGGACAAGCGAGTCTGCAAGATTTAAGGAGGAAAGTATGCTGAAAGGATTTAACGAGCTTGTACAGATCGACGTTTTGCCGTTCTGTGACAAGCGGAAGGCGAAGGATGACAATGGGAAGCCGATTGAAGTTCCGTATCTTCCGTGGGCGAAATGCAAAATGCTGCTTCACGAAAACGGGGCGGGCGAGGTCTACTTTGTGCCGCTGAAAAATGAGACTGGCGGGTACTTATTCCAGTCAAAGGAAGTCCATGACAAGAATGGCAGAACGACGGGGTGCTATTTCGTTTCCGTCGAAATCCACATCGACGATAAGACGTTCCGAATGGATATGCCGCTGATGAACGGTTCCTTAGTGGTTTACGATGACACGTTGAATCAGCTTCGGATTTCCAATGCTCATGCGAGAGCGTTTGTGAAGGGCGTGGCAATTCACACAGGGCTTGGCTTCAAGCTTTGGCTGAACGACAAGGACACGGAGCGCGCAGACGATGACCTTTCCCAGCACAGCATTATGGCGATCAAGCAAAGAATCGAACAGCTGATTACTTTGAAGCTGCAAAACGGGGCGGATATGAGCTATATCCTCTCGGGGCTTGGGCTGAATCAGAAGAAATTCGATCAGCTGATGGCGTCGTTCGGTAACATTCAGTATCTGGAAAACACGCTGAAACGCCTATGATTCACGATCACGACAGAAGCGGGTGGTTTGGCGCGTCGGATACGGCGGCGATCATGGGAAGATGGGATACAAAGACATTCCGCAGCTTTTGGCTGCAAAAGCTCGGCGTGAACCGCGACCACTTTTCGACACTGGAAATGGATACCGGAAGTGCTTACGAACACAGGATTCTGGAGCATATCGGCATCCGAAAGATGGACAGGCAGATCAAGATTCGGCGGCTTCAGCTTCGGGTGAATCTAGATGGCGAGGACGCGCAGGAAATATCGGAAGTAAAGACGCACAAAGGAGAATCCTTCAAGGTGTCCCGCGCGTACTGGATGCAGGCGCAGGTCGAAATGTTCGCGGCGAAAAAGAATTTGCGTATCGTTGCGTACCATCTGGAACCGGAAGACTACAGAAACTGGTTTCGGGAGATTGCGGACGATAGGCTGTCCTATCATCCGATACCGTATGATCGGGAATGGATAGAAGGGGAGTATCTGCCACGGCTTCGGTATCTTGCGAAGTGTCTCAGAAAGGGGGTCATTCCGGTTGAGGGAGCTGAACATAGTTGAAGCTTCGTGGAGCATGGACGCTTCGGGGAGCTGGTTGAAACTCCGACCGGAGCTTCCAGGACAAGCCCAGATGGTAGCCGGGGAACTCGACCCGCAGAAGAAGTACACGGTCACGATCAAGGAATTTCGCAAGAAGCGGAGTCTGGATGCAAACCGGTATCTTTGGGTGCTTTGCAATAAGCTTTCGGTCAAGGTGGGCGCGCCGCCGGAAGAAATCTACCGGCACTATATCCCGGACGTTGGCGATAACTCCGATACGATCTGCATTCCGGACACGGCGGTCAAGCGATTTCGGGAAGGCTGGGAATCTCGCGGTCTTGGATGGTGTACGGAGATTATGTCGTCAAACATTCCGTTCTGCACGAACGTCATTTGCTACTACGGCTCAAGCACCTACGACACAAAGCAGATGGCGCGGCTCATTGATCTGGTCGTTGAGGACTGCAAACAGCAGGGCATTGAGACGCTCCCGCCGGAAGAACTCGAGCGTATGGCGCTGGAATGGAGGCAGGATGAGAAAGGAAACGAAGGCAACAAAGATACCTGAGAAGGTCAAGAAGGCCGTCTGGACGCGCGACGGCGGGCGCTGCATCGTCTGCCTTCGCCCCGGCAATCCGTGGTGTCATTTCATCCCACGGTCGCAGGGCGGGCTTGGGATCGAAGAGAACATTGTGACGCTTTGCGATAAGTGCCATATGGCATTTGACCAATCACCGAAGCGCAAAAGCCTGAGAGAGTATATCAGGCGGTATCTCAAAATGAAATATCCCGATTGGGATGAAACGAAACTGATTTATAAGAAAGGAACGTAATTATGGAATCCTATGTAAAACTGAGTACGGAAAAGTATGAGGAATTGGCCAAGAAGTGCCTGATGCTCGATATGCTCGCTGAATCGTATAAGAAGATGCCCTCGTATCGTTTCGACGATGTTTTGAAAGTCATTTTTGGCGCTCCGGAAGAGAATGCGGCGGATACGGAGGCCGGCAAATGCTGAACCACATTGTTATTATGGGAAGAATGACCAGAGACCCGGAGTTGAGAAAGAAACCGAACGGAACTTCGGTCGCATCCTTCACGCTGGCGGTTGACCGCGACTTCACGCCGGAGGGCGGAGAGAAAGAGACGGATTTCATTGACTGCGTCGCCTGGAAGGGAACAGCTGATTTTGTAAGCGGTTACTTTTACAAAGGCAGTATGGCCGTCGTGGATGGTCGGTTGCAGCTGCGCGACTGGAAGGACAAGGACGGCAACAAGCGCCGGTCTGCTGAGATCGTAGCGAACCGTGTTTACTTCGGCGAAGGAAAGAAATCTTCGGAGCCGCAGAACCTGGAAAACCCCGGCAGGTTTACGATGATGAAAGATGACGGCGGGTTTACGATGATGGAAGATGACGGCGAAGAACTGCCGTTCTAAGGCGGTGGCGGTATGGCAAACAACAAAGACCCTGCCGTCTTGTTTTACACGTCGGATTTCCTATCCGGCTGTGCCTTGATGGATATGCGGGAGCGTGGGCAGTATATCACGCTCCTGTGCCTCCAAAGAGAGCGCGGGCATATGACGATGCAGGAAATCATACGGGCTGTCAAAAAGCCGTCAGACGAGGTTATGAGCAAGTTTCAGAAGGATGATGACGGCAAGTACTTCAATCGCCGGATGGAGCTTGAAATCGAAAAACGGGACAAGCATTGCCAGCGTCAAAGGGAGAACATCAGCAAGCGTTGGAACAAAGAAAATGATAACTCTGGTATGGATGATGGTAGTGCTTGCGGTAATACCACGGTATTACCTTTAGGAAATGGAAATGGAAATAGAAAAGAGAGTAGTTCTATTTCTGAGAAGAAACGTAAGAAATTTATACCACCTACGTTGGAAGATGTTTCCGCATACGCGAAGGAGCGTGGAGTCCCGAATCTGGCACAGAAATTTTTCGACTATTATTCTGCCGGAAATTGGGTCGACGGTAAGGGTGACCTCGTACGGAACTGGAAACAGAAGTTTTTGACATGGGAATCGAAAGAACGTGAGAAGGGCACGCCGTCACAGCCGGGGAAGAAGCCGGGATACAACGTGCAGCATCACGACGGCGATCTGAGCGACTTACAGAAAGCGGCGATTCAGCGGATGATGGGGGAGAAAGCATGATGAAGCAGAAAGTCAAATGCGGCCGCGATCAGGCCGAACGTGTCGCTTGGAGAATCCTCAAAGATTGGGTGGCAGCACAAATGGCGATTCTGGAATCTGAGATGGTACAAATGGACGAAGTCTTCCTGCCGTACATGGTAAACGATTCCGGGCAGACGCTTTTCCAGTGCTACCGGAACAAACAGCTTGCGATTGGAGGGACACGATGATTGCCCGCGTCTTCCCCAGAAAAACGAACGCTTCCCCGACGGACGCGCTGGCGTTCTTCCGGGAGCCGACGATTGAGAACATCGCGGACTGCATCAAGGCGGGAGTGACAAAGGTACATATTTCCGTGACGTTCACGTGGGATTTGGAACGTGCAGAGGAACTATACGACACATGGCAGATTCTCGGCGTACCGGTAGAAGTCGGCGGTCCGGCATTCGATGATCGCATGGGAGACTTCACACCGGGGCTTTACCTGCGTGACGGTTTGATTTTTACCTCGCGGGGATGCACAAAGGACTGCTGGTTTTGCTCCGTACCGCGCTGCGCGCATGGCGTAATTCGGGAGCTTCCGATTGTGGACGGCTGGAACATCCTTGACGACAACATTCTCGGAACGTCAGAAACGCATTTCCGGGCAGTTTGTGACATGCTTAAGAGGCAGAAACACAGGGCAATTTTTACGGGAGGCTTAGAACCGGCGCTATTGCAGCAATGGCAAGCGGAACTTCTACATGAGATAAAACCGGCAAGGCTATACACGGCGTATGACACTCGTGACGATCTGGAACCGCTGATCGAGATGGGCAAGAAGCTGCGGGCAGCAGGATTTCGCCCGGTAAGCCAGACCATGCGCTGCTATGTGCTGTGCGGCTACGACGGAGACAGCTTTGAGGACGCTGAAAAGCGCCTGGCGCAGACCATGCGTGCTGGATTCGTGCCGTATGCCATGCTGTTTCGCGGAGAGGATGGAAAGTACGATTCTGAGTGGCGGAGGTTCCAGCGCGAATGGTGCCGCCCGATTATCACCGGGAAAAAGTTCAACGAATTTTGGAAGGAGACGACATGACAGAAAAGGAAATTATACGGGCGCTGCGACTATGTTCTTGCGAAACGAGTACAAGGAATTGTCCAACCTGCCCATTGTCCGGAAACGATGATTGCGTAACAGATGCGCTGAGAGAAGCAGCCGACATCATTGAGCGCCTGAACGCCGAGAATGCGGCGCTGCGGGAGAAGGTGCCGCGGTGGATTAGCGTGGATGACAGGCACCCAAAGCCTGGAACGCGCGTTCTTGCTACGGACGGCGTATTTGTTGGAGAAGCATACAGAACAAGCGCTGATACGTGGCGCAGATATGACGGAATAGCTATGCGTGACTGCATTGGCAGTATAGTCACCCACTGGATGCCGCTGCCGGGAGCACCGGGGGAAGGAGAAAAGGCATGAAAGCTGTTTTAATCAGCATCCGCCCGAAGTGGTGTCAGAAGATCATAAGCGGAGAGAAAACGGTCGAGGTGCGCAAGACGCGCCCGAG